AGGTGTGGAAAGTTTTGAATTTAATGTTAGCGGATATGTAAACCAACAAAAAGGATAAACAAAAATGTACGTTGAAAAAATAACAAAAGAAGTAATTAAAGATTTTAAAGAACGAGCATGTTGTTTAATTCCTAAAGATTGGTCGAAATTTGATGGTATCACTTGTCATGAGTACGATTTTTGTGGTTGCGAGGTTTTGGCATTAATAAAAGAAATTGAGCAGTTAAAAGGCGTTGAGGCAATAGCTAAACCAATAGCCGAAATGTCCGTTTATTCCGGAAAAGATATATTTACAGTTTGCGAGGCCATAGTTGGTGCCAAGCGATTAGAGCAACAAAACGGATTATTAAAAATTAAAATAACGTCGATCGAGCGGCAAATAAAGTTTTTGAAGCGGCGATAAACCGCTTAATTTCCCCTTAAATTTGCAACCCCTTAATATCATACTTTAGCGTACTACTTTAGTGTGATACTATTATGCAATACACCTAGGGGGCAAATATGACGACAATGGTAAGCATAAGCGACATTCAAGAACTAGTTCATGACTTAATGAACGATATTGCAATTATTGACGGAAACGCTCGTCTTGCGATGATGAAAGACCAACCAAGCGCCAATATGGGGAAAAGATTAACCCAGATAAGAAATGCAGTTACAAGAATGCAGCAATACTGCAAAAATGTATTACATTCGGCAATGGAACCCAAAATAAACCTAATTGAATGCCTTGAAAAAAACATTGATGAAATAAAGAGGGATTACCCGGACACTATTATTAAATTAAATATTGCTGATAATCATTCGTTTGAAAAAGCAGTAATAAAAAACAGTGACTTTTTCAGAGTCGTTAATAACATCATCAAAAACGCAGTTGAGGCAAAATCGAAGTGCGTTAGCGTTAATGTGAGTTATGAGTTTATAGCGTTTAAGGACGACGGCGAAGGCTTCGACAACAATGTTTTAAGCGGAAAGGTTAAGACCACGAAAGAAGATGGCCACGGCATAGGGCTAGAGTCTATAAGAAAAATATGCTCCAAAAACAATCTTAATTTAGATTTAAAGAAATCATTAAATGGCTCGACTGTTCTTTTAAAATTGAGGAAATAATGAAAATCAAAATCAGAGCTAAAGATTTAGATAAAAATACCCCGAAAAGCGTTAGGGTTAATGACGAAATATTAAAGCTCATTAAAGATAAGGGGCTAACCGTTCAAAAGATTTTTGACGACAAGCTCGACGAACTCTTTAATGTCGAAGTTGCCATTACCGATAAGGACGAATAAAAATTTGACATACCCTTTTTGTAACTTTAGCATTTCAGTCTAATAATAATTTACAAAAAGGGATTTTATGAGACTTACGACGAAAACTCAGTACGCGCTTATGGCGCTAACTTACATGAAAGAGAACAAAAGAATGGCCGAAAGAGAGATTGGCGGAAATATCAAACTTACAGCTTTGCCAATTCAAATAAAAGAAATAGGCGAAAAGACAGAAATTTCGACTCATTTTCTTGAGCAAATTTTTCGGGCCCTAAGAGTCGCCGGATTAGTCAAAAGCGTTCGTGGGCCAGGCGGCGGATACATATTAAGGTCAAAAGAAATCAATTATTGCGAAGTTCTTGACGCCGTGGACGAGAAAATAGTACTAAACACCGTGGCTCCGAAAGACTCCAAAATAGCCCAAAACTTAGGCGCTATGACGGATTATTTTAGAAAAGATATGTTCGAAACATTATTTATTTAATTTATTGGGGCCTGGCCAGGCCTCATATTCACACAACAATAGTCAAGCATACTCGAGTATTCCAAAACCTTATAACATTGCACAAATCGAAAAAATAATTAATAATTAAGTATAGTCCACGGAAATGGTCGACGGTAAAGAAGTAGCGAAAAAGTTAAACGCACTATAGGCCGCCCCGGCCCGGGCTTAAAAGAGGCGGTCTATTTTTTTATAGAATAGGGAAACCATGGAAAAGAATATTGAAAAGACCACGACAAAAAAGAAGAAAGCCACAACCAAAAAACCCTCGAAGTCCCCTGCAAAGAAAAAGGCGAAGAGAAAAGCGTCTGAAAAAACGTCGGTTCGCAAATATAGACTCAGGCCCGAAGAAAGAATTTCGATCAAGAGCCGATTGGTTGCTCATTTTGGAAAAACTAAAGTCGCAACGGCCCTAAGTAATTGTAAGCTTAAAGCCGACCTAGATGCCGTTCTCCTGCAATGGAAAAGGAAACTTGAGCAAGAGATCGAAGACGAAGAAAGAAACGTCAATGAGTACTATACGCAAATTGACAAGGAATATAAGTCCGTAGGGCGACCAAAATCAGTTTTTAACTGGAAAGAATTCGATTATCTTTGTTCGATTGGTTGTACTTTAGAGGAAATGGCCGGGTTTTTTCAGCTATCAAAGTGCGAGCTTCAAAGAAAAGTTAAGCAAGAATATAGCGAAAGTTTCTCAGAATACTACGAAAAGAAATCCCAAGGAATAAAGATCGGTTTACGTCGTCGCCAAATCCAAGCGGCTATGGACGGCTCAGATACTATGCTTAAATTTTTAGGTAAAAACATACTAGGACAAAAAGAGAAACTTGACTTTGAAGGCGAAGTCAAAGTTAATTCATGGGTCGATTTAGTTAACAATTTAGACCCTAGCGAGAGCGAAAAGGATGCAAGCACAAATGAAGAACAAGCCGAAAACGAATCTTAACGGGGGCTTTTCATATGGGTGCAGGCGACGTGCCTCTTAATTAGGTTTCCCCCGTGGTGTTTGGCGAGTTACCTCGCCGCATTAATCATGATGGCCTAATTAATATCCTTCGGTGTATTTCCGGTCATATGTCGATAAGTAACGTTGCCAGGCCGGGTTTTTTTAGATTTTAGTGTTGAGATATTTTAGGTTTTAGTGTTAATAAACGTTAGTAATCAATGGCGCCATTAACAAAAACGGGCGTTTATGTTAGTAGATATTTTAGAGTTTAGGGTAATTATGATTGAGATAAAAGTTTACACAAGCGAAAAAGGTAAGATTAAATCAAAAACATGCAAAGGCCCGGACGGGTATTCCGCAGTAAATAACTCTGAGATATTAGAAATAATCAGAGAATACCCCGACCATGATTTTGTATTCATAAACGCCAGAACAAAGGCGAACATGACGGACGAGTGCTTAGTCTCGATATTAATGCAAATGGAAAGCGAAAAATTAACCAAAGACTCCGACTTGGTTAATATAATAAAAAATGGCGGATATATTAACTATATTAAAAAGCTAGAAAATGAATAAACAAATAATGGATAGGGTTCAAAAGGAACCCGTTTTATTTATAGAAAAAGTGCTCGGTTGTACGACCATGGAACAGTATCAAAAGGATATTTGTAACGAGGTCGCCAAGTATGACCGTGTCGCAATTTCAGCTTGTCACGCGGTCGGAAAAACGTTTCTCCTGGCCAGAATAGTCCTATGGTTTCTCTATTGCTTTACTGAAAAACACGGCGGTAAAAAGCATCCTGAGACCGTCGTGATAACAACCGCGCCAACGAACCGGCAAGTCGAAAAATTGCTTTGGGGTGAAATTGGATCGGCGGTAAGGTCATCAAACTATAATCTAGGCGGACACTTAACAAACAAGGAAATTAAGATAGCCGACAAATGGTATGCAATGGGGTTCTCTCCTCAAAAGACCGCCGGTGGTGATGAGTCAAAAGAACAAAAAGGATCAACGTTCCAAGGGTTCCATGCGGATCATGTTTTAATAGTATTCGACGAGGCCGTTGGTGTTCCGCCTGATATTTGGACGCAAGTAGAGGGGCTTTTAACGTCCGGGGCCATCGTTAAATTTGTTTGTATAGCAAATCCGACAACAAAGAATTGCGACTTTTTCAATTGCTTCAAATTGCCGTCATGGCGGAAAATAAAACTTAATTGTTTTAACTCTCCAAACCTATTAATTAATGGAATAAAAGACTTTGAATCTCTTGAAAAAGAATTTAATCGATTAAGGGAAATGGGCGAAATCGACCGGCTCGAGACAATTAAGAATTACAAAAAACCCGTCACTCATTTAATTTCATGCCAATGGGTTATGGAAAAAGCTTTAGAGTGGGGCATTGAGCATCCATTATTTCAATCTAAAGTTTTAGGAGAATTTCCGGATTTTGACGACACTGTTTTAATCCAAGAAAAAGACGTCGAAAAAGCTCAGGGCCGTAAAAGCATAGCAAAAGAAAAGGGCAAGAGATTTATTGGGATTGACGTCGCTCGTTATGGTGATGACACAACGGTTTTCACGGAACTAATTGAAAGCGAAAAATTAAGCGTAATCGATAACGATGGAAAAACAATATACACGGAAACGGAAACAAAAATAGTCCACACGCGCACCAAAAAGCTGGCCAAGAGGGATTTAATGGAAATAACTGGCCATGTAGTTAGGTTTATTATGGACGATTACGAGGGCGAAGATGTTATCGTTGTCGTTGATGCTACTGGTTTGGGCTCCGGGGTTTATGATAGGCTTGTTGAATTGAAGGGCGAAAAGGACGAAAACGGCAAAGGTATAATATCTAGCAAAATAAGATTAGTTGAGATTCATTATGCCGGAGCGGTTACAAACTTAAGAAAATCTAAAAAGAAACCAACTAAAAAAGAACTAGAGAACGAAAAAACTTATCACAATATTAAGGCCATAATGTTTAAAGAGCTTGGCGACGCGTTAAAAAATGATTTAAGATTACAAAAAGACTCGACATATAATGCAGAATTGCCAACAATAAAATACAAATTTAGTTCAACCGGTAAAATGATAATTGAATCTAAAAAAGATTACAAAAAAAGAACCGGAAAACCTTCGCCAGATGCGTCCGACTCGCTGGCCATGGCAAATTTAGCTCGTCGATTCTCAGGATATGGCGATTATTTAAGGAAATTAGTTAAATGACAACAAAGCAAGAAAGAGAATTAAAAATTAAATCACTCCAGGCCGGGGCCGTCATAAGGCCGACACGCCAAACTTGCCCAATTTGCTTCGGTATGGGCGTCAAAGAAATCCGAAACGGCGATGACACTATTGATTGTCCTAATCGTTCGTGTGAGAATGGATACATAAAAATTAAATAAGGAATTTTAAAATGGACATTGTAAACAGAGCGCTTTTAATTGGTTCCAAGGTTTCCAAGAAGGCCGCCGACGGTTGGTCTAATATTTTTACAGGTATTGGCGTCGACGGAAAAGACAAAAGAAACGGCGGTCAAATTAAGCGAAAAAGGACATTTCAGGCCGAGGTAGAAACCTTGCACGATAGCGATGATTTGGCCAAACTCGCCGTTAACGAGGTTCCGGATCGAGGAACGTCAAAATGGATCGATCATAAAGTCGGCCAGGATGACGGCGGAATTGACAAGGCAAATGAGATCGTTGACGAATTCAAAAGACTCGGAGTTAAGAAGAAATTTAACAAAGGTTGGCGATGGGGTCGGCTATACGGTGGCGCAGGCGTGTTTGTTTCGGTTGACGATGGCCTTGAATTAAGCGAGCCGTTAAATCTAAATAGAATTGTGAAAGTTAATTCTCTAACTGTTTTGCATAGATATGAACTTCAAAGAGGCGAGTTAAATAATGATATAAATGATCCGAACTTTGGGTTGCCAGACCATTACGTTGTTTCTGGCCGAGCCGTTGAGAATTTGCCCAAAATACACCATTCAAGAATATTAAGATTTGACGGAGCGCCGTTAAGTGAACAAGAGTTTAAGAATAATGATTATTGGAATGATAGCGTTCTTAATATTTTATCGGATATAATTCGAGACTATAACGGCGCATATAATGGCGTCGCTCATGCTATGCAAGATTTTGACGTTTCCATTTTGAAGCTTAAAAATTTAGCTGAAATCATTGGCGCGGACGAGGACGATTTAGTTGTTGGTAGACTTAAATTAATGAACCTTGCAAAATCTGTTCTTGGTTCAATTTTGATCGATGCCGAAGAAGAAGATTTTACGACCATGAGCCGTCAATTTACGAACGTCGATAATGTTCTCGGTAAAATGGATCAACGACTTGTAATGGCCATGAGAATGCCTCACACGGTTGTTCTTGGTAATGGATCGACGGGCGGATTAAACGGCGGCGGAAAAACTGAGAATGATAATATGAACTCTCTAATATCGGCACAACAAGAGGAAGTTCTCGAAGACCCAATTGATAGAATAAGCGAAATAATTATGGCGGCAAAGCAAGGGCCAACAAGTGGGGAAATTTTAAAATCTCACTCATGGTTATTTAATCCATTGAGCGAGCCAAGCGAAAAAGAGGTTGCAGAGACTAGAAAATCGGTTGCTGAGACTGATAAAATTTATATTGAACAATCCGTTGTATCGTCTAGCGAGGTTGCAGAATCAAGATTTGGCGGCGATGAATATTCTATGGAAACAAGCATCGACGTTAATGCTAGAAAAGAACAAAAAGAAACTGATTTAATATCAGAAAAAGAAACAAAAGAACTAATGAAAGGAATCGAAAAATGAAGAACTTAATTTTATTATTTATTTTATTATTTGTACATTCAAAAGCTTTTGCAGTTTTAAACTTAAATCAAACACCCCGACTAAGCTATGGGTTGGCCGTTTCCGCCGATAAGATTTCGAACGCTAGAGTTGTTCATGGGTTTTTTGAAGCTCATGATTTGACAACTACAGAAAAAACGGTTTGGCATGGGCCTGGCATTTATGTTTACCCGCCATCGGCTACACAAATGACAGTATCAAGCTCAGACGCATTGGATACTTTGCTCGGCACCGGAATGCAAAAAGTTCAAATATATGGTTTGGATGCAAACCACAATGAAATTTCAGAAATAATAGAATTAGATGGTCAAAATCCCGTCACGACTGTTAATTCTTATTTTAGATTGCAAGGAACAATGTTTTTTGGAACTGCGGTCGGATCTTTAGAGTCAAATGCCGGTTCGGTATATATCGGAGTTGGAACAGTTACGGTGGGGGTTCCGGCAACAATTTACAATTTAATTTATATAAATGAAAACTCTAGTCATTCGGGATTTTTCACGATTCCGGCCGGATATGAAGGTTTTTTCTATGACTACCAAGCTAGCTCAGTCTCGAATAAACCATTATTACTTAGAGGTTTAGAGCGAAACGGAACACCCGTATGGTTTCAATTTGCCGGAACGCATATAGATGGTTTTGTTAATTCAAGGCCACCTTTTCCGGATCATATCCATGAAAAAACAGACTTGCAATTTAGATCAAAAATGTTATCCGGAACAGGCGAAGTTTTGGCCCACGCCCATTTATTATTAATTAAATAGATTTTATTATGAGCAATAATTTTAAAATAGATATTCATAATTTAAAGAATTTTTCAGCTAGAGAAACTTTAAAATTTGTTGAGGCAATGAAAAGGCTAGAAAGAACTATTGAGTCTCGAGGTTTTTATGATGCCATAATGAACCACGAATTTGACCAGGCCAATGGAAAATCAAACCTTGAACTATATCAGCACTTCATGGACGGGACGGATAACTTTAACTTAATGCTCGATTACGATATTGACGTTAATTTGACCTTGTATTACTCATGGAAAAATACAGTTGGTTATACTTATCCAACTACTTTTTTTACTTGGCTTAATCGTAAATTCTTTTCAAAGTTTAACGACGCTCAAGTGAGCATGAATGTGGTTCATGAAAACCGTCACAATGCCGGGTATGGACATAGGCGGGCCTCGGATCATGATTCGGTTCCATATGCGTTCGGGTTCATTGTGCGCGATTTGATGAACGGAATTGTTCCGCCAAATAGATATGTTAAAAAAAGAACATATAAAAAAAGATGGTGGCAATTTTGGCGATAAAAAAACTCTCCAAATTAACGCCACCTTTAGGTATCGAAAGAGAATATCAAAAACGCATTCGCTCAATAGTTACGAGGGTTCGAAATATAATCGACGATAATATCGTTAAAAGCTTACCGTCTATTATGTCTCAAGTTGAGACCGGGCGACCTAGGGCGGACTCTCATAGCGATGACATCGGCGAAGATGTTAGGGACTTATTTATTGCGACTAGAATCCAGGCCGAGAGAGATATTTCGTCTTTCGAAATAAATGCGATGGTTCAATCGACGGCCGCCGAAATGAACGGTTGGAATAAAAACCAAATAACTAGAGTCGTAAAACAGGGCTTAGGGGTCGACTTATTCATGGGGGAACCATGGTTAAAAGAGGAGCTTTTAATTTTCACGACAAATAATGTCAACTTAATTAAGAACGTTAATGCGGCGTTTATCAATGAAACCGAGACAATCGTTTTCGATGGTATGCGTAGAGGTTTGAGGCATGAGGAAATCGCAAAGCAAATATTAGGCACTGGAAAAGATGAGCTAAATCATGTATCTAAGTTTAAAAGGGCCAAAACTAGAGCCAATCTAATTGGTCGGGATCAAATAAATAAACTAAATGGAAATTTAACAAAATTGCGACAAACTGACATTGGCGTCAAAAAATATACTTGGATCGACGTTGGCGATACTAGAGTTAGGCATAGTCACGAAGCGCGTGGCGGTCAAGTATATACTTGGAAAAAAGGGTCGGAATTGGGGACTCATCCGGGCGATGAAATCCAATGTCGATGCTACGCCGAACCAATTTTTGACGACTTGCTCAAATAAACGATTGTAATTTTTAAAAAAAACGGTAAAAATAGAATTATGAAAACTTTAAAAAGATATGACGTAAACAAATTAACGCTTGGAAAGAATGTAAAAGAGACGCCTCAAGGCTTTCTTATCATTCCGGCCTTTACTGCTAGAACTGGAATTCAATCATATAGAATGGGCGATGGAACGGTTTTAAAAGAGTTTCGCTCCGAGGACGAGGTTTTCTCCGACTCAAGTATGAGCTCACTCAGGACGGCCGCCGTAACTGATGGGCATCCTAAAGATGATGTTTCTCCGGAAAATGCCCATGAGTTAATGCTTGGCCATACAAATGGAGTAATTGAAAAAGTTAAAGACGGAGAACATTTTCTAAAAACCCACTTAATCGTTACTCACAAGAAAGCAATAGACGCAATTAGGGCCGGCAAAGCTGAGCTATCGAATGGCTATAACTGCGATCTCGAATTTGCCCCCGGAGAATATAAGGGTCAAAAATATGATGCCGTTCAAACAAATATTGTTAACAATCACATTGCAATAGTTTGGAAAGGTCGGGCCGGAAAAAAAGCAAGCTTGCGTTTGGACGAAAAAGACGCAATACTTTTAACAGACGAAAATAATATTAAACCTAAAGAGGAGTGTTCAAAAATGAAACTTAAAATTGGTGATAAAGAATTTGAGGTTGCCGACGAAATCGGAACCGCAGTAAAAGACGAAATGGCGAAACTTTCTAAGACTCACAAAGATTCTGAGAGCGAAGTTTCCGAGTTAAAAACAGAGGTTGAAGTTTTAAGAACTCACAAAACCAACATGACGGCGAAGATCGACAATCTTGAAAGTGACCTTGAAAAAGCTAAGACTCCAAAAATGGACGAAGCCGAAGTTACTAAAAAAGTTAAAGAAACTATTTCCGTAAGAGACAACGCTACTAAAATTTTAAGCAAAGAGGTTCTTGCTAAAATGGACGAAATGTCTAACGTTGAAATTAAAAAAGAAGTCATTAAAGCGGATTCTCCAAAAGTTGACGAAAGTAAACTTGAGGACGATTCTTACGTTAATGCTCGTTATGACCATATTTGTGAAAACTTTGTTGAGTCTAAAAAAGGAACAGAGCAAATTGGCAAAGATGTCGTGAAAAATAGAGACGAAGGGAACGAGGACGATTATGTTTCTCCGGCGCAAAAACGTCTCGACAACATGGAGCAAGCAAAGAAAGATTCTTTAGGGCCGATTGGCGTATCTAAAGAGTAATATTTTTATTAACAAATAGAAAGGAGTGTTTATTATGCAATCTGCTGTAAACGAACAAAGTTCCGCACTAATCGGCCTAAAAGGTAATTTATCATTAAGCAAGGTAATGAGCTATGCCGCCGAAGGTGCAATTAAAATTGGCCGTTTCTGTTCTCTTGGAACAGACAAAGAGGCCCAAGTATTAATTCCGGCCGCTGCCGGCAGTATTACGAGTATTTTTGCAAAGAGAGGGGTTGCCCTTCATTCTCATGCAAGAGAAAACGCGCAAGATGGTTTAGACCCTCAATATGCGGACAAAGAAACCGTTTCGGTAATGACCAAAGGTGATGTTTACGTTGAGGTTGAAGCCGACGTTGATCCAACCGATGAGGTTTGGGTTCGTCATACGGTTGATTCGTCACTTGACCAATTGGGAATTTTTGCACCGGCAACGGGGACGGGATTGTCTCAGCTTGCGGACGCAAGATGGTTAAGAGTATCCGAAACAATTGACGGGAAAAAAGTAGCTCTTTTAGAACTATTATAAAAAAAATAAACCTCAAGGCTAAGCAAATAAATAGTAAAAAATGATTTTTTAATAATAACCATGGACTAGGAGCTATAAAAATGAAACCTACTTTTAAAAAGTTAGACGAAGCGCCAAGAGAGTATCAAGACTTTAAAAATCTTGATGAAGGCGAGTCGATCTTTTTTGCCCGTGAATTAGAACACGTTAAATCTAAATCTTACGATATTAAATTTCCATTCCTAAAGGCCAGACTTTTATTTCCTTTGGATTTTGAAACGAATGCCGGAGCGGAAACAATTACTTATGAGCAATACGACCAAGTTGGTATGGCAAAAATTATAAGTAATTACGCGGACGACCTTCCAAGGGCGGACGTAAAAGGGAAAGAATTTACTTCAAGAGTTAGAACGATCGCATCTTCTTACGGTTATAACTACGACGAAGTTCAAGCGGCAAGCATGGCCGGAAAACCTTTAGCGACAAGAAATTCAAACGCTGCGAAAAGAGCTAACATGGTTCTTGAGAACAAAATTGCTTTCTTCGGTGATGCTACTCACAATATCCAAGGGTTTTTAACCAACGCTAATATCCAAGAGGTAACACTCGCGGCCGACGGTTCTGGGTCAAGTAAAACATTGGCGTCAAAAACTGGCGATCAAATGGTTAGAGACATCGCGTCTTTATTTACTGCGGTTCATGACGTATCTAAAGGCGTCGAGGTTGCTGATACTTTAATGCTTCCTATCACTCAATTTAATTTGATTGCAAATACAAGAATCGCAGATATTAACATGACTGTTCTTAAGTTTGTAATGGAAAACAACCCACACTTAAAAGAAATTGTTTGGGTTACTGAGTTGAAAGGTGCAGGGGCCGGAGCGACCGATAAAATGGTTGCATATAGAAGAGACGCGGACGCTCTTACTATGGAAATTCCTAGCGAATTTAAACAACTACCAGTTCAAGAGAAAAACCTTGAATATGTTGTTCCTACGCATCAAAGATTTGGCGGCGTGTTAATTTATTACCCGCTAAGTGTTGCATACGCAGACGGAATTTAATTAAAGTTATACGAAACGTATAAAATAGGGGCTAGGAAACTGGCCCTTTTCTTTTTGTAAAACTTGGGGAACAATATTACCTAATTTAACAATCACAAACCAAATAAGGAGCGTTTGAAATGCTAGTAAAATGGAACAGAAAACATGTATGGTCAATAGGCACGGGTTCAATGGACACGTCGGTTATCCAATTCATACCAGGCCCGAATGAAATCAAAAAAGAATTATGGGATAAAATAAAAAACCATCCTGTTATCAAAGAAAGAATGGAGCTTGATGTTATCGACGAAAAGCGCGGAAAAGTTAAAATGTTAGAGGTTATCATGCCAAAAGCAGACGATAGCGATGATAGCGATAATGGCGACGACCAAGATAGCGACGACCAAGATCAAGGGTCTACTTCAATTTCGAGTTTAAACGCGACTGACGCCGTAAGTTTAATCAAAGAAACTTACAATGTTGAGCTTTTAAGAAGTTGGCAAGAATCGGAATCAAGAGCAAAGCCGACGAAAGCGATCGAGTCTCAATTCAAAAAAATTGAAGATATGAGAGTTTCCGACGAAGCCGACAAAAACAGTTCTGGTGATTCGTCTATTGTTGAATAATAAAAACTTGTTATAATATTTATATAAGTTTATCAAGGGGCGTAAATTTCGCCCCTTTTTTTTGAGAGGTTTAAAATGCTTAATTACGATTTATTTATGTATGTTGTCGCCCCTGAGTATGCTTCGAAAACAAAAACCGAACTCGATATGTTCGCCTCAGAGGCCGAGAAAGAGATTTCGATCAATGCCTTTGGTAAGTTCTACGATAGGGCCGTTGCATTGATTACGGCGCATTTAATAGCTATGTCAGAGCGACATAAGAAAATGGGCGGAAACGCAGCGACCGGGCAATTAACAGGAACAAAAGTCGGGGATCTTAGTCGGCAATTTTCTAAGTCGTCAGACTCTACAAATAAAAACGGATCTTACGATCTAACGATCTACGGCGTTGAGTATCTAAGGATTAGAAAGAAGATTTTAATGGGCCCTAAATTTGTGAGTTAGGAAATGGCAAAAGTTCGAACAAAAGAAATCGACCATGGTTTTAAAGGGATAATTAAAGAGCTCAGAAAGCTTGAGTATAAACCTTTTGTAAAGATCGGATACCCTGCGGAAAGTAAAAAAACAAACGAGGAACATGTAGAAAGTGAATTTGTTACTGTTCTCGACATTGCCATTTGGCATGAGTTTGGAACCGAAAGCGGTAGTTTACCGGAACGCTCTTTTATTAGGTCGTCTTTTGATAATAATAGAAAAAAATATGAGAAATTAAACAAAAAATTACTTGAAAGAATATACTCCGGGAGAATGACGGTCGAAAAAGCACTTGATATTTTGGGCGAAACGATCTTAAATGATATTAAGGCATTTTTAAAAAACAATGAAGTAACACCAAAGTCGCTGCGAGCAATTGCACAAAATGGTAAAACTTTGGTTGATACGGCCCAATTGATGAATTCATTAACTTATAAAAAGGTGATGCGCCCATGATTGATATACCTACGGAAACATTGACAGGCGAAAGAAACGGAACCGGCATATGGGTCGAGGGTCGATTTGTTAAATCTTCTCAGGAAATATTATCTTTCGAGGCGTCCGTTCAACCGACAAGAGGAAACGATACAAAAGTTTTAGAGGAGCATTTGCGATCGGCCGAATCGATTAAAATATATACAGAATTTAAATTAAGAATACCGGACGAGCAAAACCAACTACCCGGCGACACTGTTAACCACGACGGGAAAGTGTTCGAAATTCACTCAGTTGCCAATTGGGCCATCGGAACGGACATTCCGCACTATAAATGCATTGGCGTAAAACAAGACGGGCAAGGGGGCGGGAATGCAACGTAGTGTTATAGAAAAAGCATGGTTTGATTATTGCGAAAATGTTTTAAGCGAAGAGTGGACGGTTACGTTTGCGGAGTCTATTTCCGGGGCGAATGGGGCCAGGCCGCCAAAGCCTTATGTTTCATTAAAGGTAATTTCGGGCCCTAGGAGAATTTCGATTGACGACAATCACACATTTGAAGACGATCAAGTTCATCTTGTTGGCCAGCGAGGCTATACGGTTTCTATAAAGGCTTATGGTCAAGAATACATTGACGGGCTAAATGATATTGAAACATGCGTTGAAGACCCTGAGTTTTGGGAACAATTAAAAAACGACGCCGATATATCAGTCCAAAGCACGGCCGGAATATTGGACATTTCGTCAAAGCTTGAAACTGGTTTTGAAAAACGAGCTTCATTGGACATTATTTTTAATTCAAGTAATAATAAAATAACAAACATTGGCCCAATTGAAAGTGTCGAGGTTAGCGGAACTATGGAAAGTTCTAAAACTGTAAATACCAACATGCCAATAATAACCAAGGAGTAAAAACTATGTCTTTAGACTCAATTGTAAAAGTAAACATTACAAGAGAAACAAAGGTTCCGACTCAAAAAGGTTTTGGTATTCCGGCGATTCTTTCGACCGAGGCCAGTATCTTGTCCGAGCTCGTAACCACTTACGAAAGTGATACGGCTTTAGCGAGCTTGATCGCGGACGGCTTTACGACTTCAAGCGAAGTTTATAAAATGGCCGTTGCTTTAATTTCACAAAGCCCAAAGGTTGAGAAATTTAAAGTTATTCAACAAACGGCGTCAGTTGTTCAAGTTGACACGAACACCGTCGACACTGTTTTGAGCGACACGACTTATCAGTGTACTATTAACGGCGAGTTGTTCGAATATACTTCGGACGCAGACGCTACGGATGCGGAAATTGTTGCCGGTCTTAGAGCGTTAATCGATGCTTCGGATCAACCGGTTGTAACTGCAAACGGCGGCGGAACTGACGATTATACCATTACGGCGAGTAATGCCGGCGAAGGTTTTTCGAATGTTGTTGATGCGAATCAAAGCATTGTTTTAACCACTCCAAATAATGGCCCGATTGAGGACATTGTTGCGGCGAGAGACATTGACGATGATTGGTATTTTTTATTAACGACCACGGCGACTAATTTACAGACAAAAATAATTTCCGGTTATATAGAAACTGCAATTAAATTATTTTGTTATCAAACTGACGATGCCAACTCTAAAGATTTGGCCGAAGCTTCGGACACCGTCGGTATTATCAAAATTCTTAAGGACTTAAATTACGATCGTTCTTTTGGTGTATGGGTTCCGACCGCAGACTTGCCAGAACACAAACAAGCGGCTTGGGTTGGTCTTATGGCCCCTAAAGATCCGGGATCGGCTACTTGGAAGTTTAAAAGTGCAAAAGGTGTTACAACCGACAGTTTTACGGCAAACGAGAAAAAGAACATTGAAGATAAAAACGGAAATGTTTATATCGTGGTTGCTAGTATCAATATGTTTGAGCAGGGCGTTTCCGCAAGCGGCGAATTTGTTGACATTATGAGAGGGACGGATTGGATTCAAGCAAGAATTCAAGAACAAGTTTTTGGCCTGCTCGCAAGCCAAGACAAAGTTCCTTATGATGATGGCGGAATTGAATCGATCGGCGTTCAAGTTGAGGACGTTTTGGATCGTGCAGTTGATAGAACGATTCTTGTTGGTCACGACAACGTCGACGAAGACGGGAACAGTCTAGGGCCTGCGGTTACGGTTCCAAGGCGATCAGAAACAACAATTGCGGATCGTGCCGCTAGATTCTTGAGAGACGTTAAGTTTACAGGAAACTACGCCGGAGCTATCCATAAAGTACAAATCGACGGAACGCTAAGCGTATAAGGGGGCAGAAATGTTAGAAGGTACTTACAATTTTAAAGAAGTAAATTTTATTTTTGGTGTAAGACAAATAAGAGGTTTTGAAGAGGGAACAGAAATCGTTTGCGAAAGGAACGAAGATTCTTTTACCGCAAAAGTTGGTGTCGAAGGCGATGTTACTAGGTCAAAAAGTAACAACACCATGGGAACGGTAACTTTTTCATTGTCTCAATTTTCTGAGTTAAATCAGTATTTGACCACCATTATGAATTTGGACGAAAAGGTTGGAATTGGCGGGATTTTGCCAATGAAGATTTCCGACAAATCAAATCCAAGAGTTGAACATGCGGTTGCCACGCAGGCCTGGATTACAAAGCCAAGCTCAAAAAGCTACGGCAATGAAAGCGGCGCGAGAGAGTGGGTTATTCATTGTGCTGATTTAAATTTTTTACAAATATAATAAACTAAAACAAGGGCCGGCGCTTTTGCTGGCCCATTTTGAATAAGGTAAAATTATGAGAGATAAAACGCAAGTTATAACTTACAAAAACGAAGAGACTGAATTCCATTTACAATTTACACAATTGGTGCCATCGAAATCATTAAAATTCATGATGTATGTTGGTAAAATTTTAGGTGGTAGTGCCGGAAAACTTATCGGTTCACTTGGAACGGATTCAATAAAAAATTTATCAGAAATGAAAGAAAAAGATTTTAATCTTGAAAAAATCGGAGACTCGTTATTTGGTATTTTTGATAGATTGGACGATGACGCTTTTATAGAGAAATTAAATTTGTTATTTGGTTCGGTTACAAATGAGGGCCAGGTTTTAAATGTTGACCATTTATTATTTCAGGGCCAACCGATGTTAATTTTTAAAGTAGCGCGAAAAGCTTTAGAGGTTAATTATGGCAATTTTTTGGACGAAAATTCCGGCGTAATCGGAAAATTATTAAAAAGCATAAAAATGATAGCAAGTTCGAAGGACTCGCAAAAGACACAAACGTAAATTGGTTTTTGTGGCGACCCGTTCTTTCGGAACCAAGACTTGCAAGTTATGAGGAAATAGAGAGATTTTGGAGTGTTGATGATTTGTTTGATGCTCACGAAATTTTGGACGTAATACAAGCAATAAAAGAGATTGAAAACAAAGAAGTTACAAAAAAAGGAAAATAAAAATGGCCGGCAAAAGCGTTGTAAGAGAATTGGTAACACTTTGGGGCTTTGACATTGATAAGCAACCATTACGAGAGCTCGACGCCGGAATTAATACTATAAAGAGTAGTTTAAAATCCGTCGGTATTGCCGTTGCCGCCACGGCCGGGGCCCTTGGGGTTCTTTTAAATGAGGCCGGAAAGCAAGAGCAAGTAAACGTTGCTTTTGAAACCATAATTGGCGATGCTGAAAAAGCAAAAGAAACCATTAAGGACTTACAGGAATTTGCCGCAAAAACTCCTTTTACAATTCCGGGTATAGAACAAAACGCAAAGCAATTATTAGGTATGGGCATTGATGTTAATAAGCTCTTACCAACACTAAAGGCTTTAGGTGATGTTTCCGCCGGTCTTTCTGTTCCGCTTAGTAGGATAGCTTTAAACTATGGGCAAATAAGAACTCAAGGGAGATTAACAGGGCGAGAATTAAGAGATTTTGCAGTTGCCGGGGTTCCGCTACTTGATACACTTGCAAAACAATTCGGAAAGACGACGGCCGAAGTTACAAAGATGGTTTCAACCGGAAAGGTTGGATTTGCGGACGTTGAAAAAGCTTTTGTTTCTATGACTTCAAATGGCGGACGATTCGACAATTTAATGATTAAGCAATCAAAAACCCTTAAGGGGCTTATTTCTAATATGCAAGATTTTGGAATAATTTTCGCAAGAGAACTAGGTCAAGAAATTTTACCGATGGCCAAAGAGATAATTTCCGAAACTGCGGAATGGTTAAAGGTAAACAGAAAATTAATAATGAGTAAGTTTAAGGAGTTTTTAAAAATTTTAGTCGAACTCTTTAAAGATTTAATTTCCTTGATAAGTACATTTAAAACGGCACTAGACGGAGCCGTTGGAATTCTTGGCGGTTGGAATAGCACATTGAGTAAAACATTTAAAATATTTACGGCGATAATGGGGCTCGGTTTATTGACCGGTATTGGCCTGGTAACAAAAGCGATCTACGGCCTGGCCGTTGGTTGGACGACTATGGGGAACGCCGCCTTGTTCGCACAGGCAAAAATGGCGTTAGTCCCTCTAGCTATTGGCGCCATAGTTGTGGCCATTGCATTAATCGCCGAAGATATCTTGGCATTTTCTCAGGGGCGTGATTCTGTTTTTGGCAGAATGATGGCGGGGTTAGATAGTATTTTCAAAGCAATGAAAGAAAAATTTGGAATATTCGGAACAATAGGAAACTGGTTAATCGCTACAATGGTGACGCCTTTAAGGGCGATAATAAGCACGTTTAGAATGGTTGGAACCATAATTGATATGATAATGGGGAAAGTTAGTGCAATGCAGGGCATAACGTCAATTTTGCAAAGAGGCCTAAGTATTGTCGGTCTTGGCGGTGCAAATTTAACAGATTCTTTTAGTAACGCAATTGGGCTTGGCGAAAACTTGCAATTGGCCAACAACCAAGTGGCGGAAAATAATACACCAATAAAAGGGCTTGGCGGAAAACCGTTCTCGAAAGAGGGTGATTCTCAGAAAGCCATTACCGTTTCCGCTAAGAATGAAATAAATCTAAACGTTGCCGGAATGAACCCGGACGACGCCAAAGAGCTAGTCACAACCACTCTAGATGATAAGTTGGGTGGAATGCTTAGGGAAACAATAAGAGACGGCGAGAGCCAAATAGAAAGGTAATAAAATGAAAAACAGATTAATCGGATTTAAATGGAAAGTTAAAAGGTTTGTTTATAAGCTATTTAAAATTAATACAGAACCAGTTTTGACAAAAAATCCATTGTTAGAATGGCCCAGAAACTTTAATTGTGTATGCGGGTCGGGTAAAAAATTTAAAAAGTGTTGTTTGAATGATTTGGCGAGACGGGTTACAATTGAGGACGCAATAGGAATTAATTTAAAATTAGAAAAATATAGGGTTTAAATATGTCGTTACTAGCTACGGTTTTTAAAATTCCAACAAAAGCACAAGTCGGCTTTTTGAAGCTAGACGCCTCTTTAGGTGAGACGCATACAAGAACGGCCCAAGTAACTGACAACGAAGTCGAGGACGGCGTTGTTGTTTCCGACCATGTTAAATTAAATCCAAAAGCTTTAAACATTACGGGTCAAATATCAGATGCGCCAGTTTCAATTTTAGGCCTGGGCGTTTCTTCTGACGATATACTTGGCGCCGCAAATGATTTTTTAGACGGAGACAAAAGCTCCTTTGAAGGCTTGGCCAAAAACGAAAGACGAACACCAATAGAGGCATGGACTTATCTAAATCAGTTAATGGAAAAAAGAACTCCTTTTTCAGTTGTTACCGGGTTACAACGCTATGAAAATATGCTTTTGACTAGCTTGTCCGCTCCTAGAACTGCAAAGGATGGCAAGAGTTTAATTTTTACAGGCGAATTAAGACAAATTGTAATTGTTGAAAGTTCGACTATAAAAATACCGGCCTTTAAAATGAAAGGCGACACCGGGAATTCGGCCTCGTCTAAGGGCAAGTTAGGAAAGCAATCAACGAAAGGCGCCACCGATGCGCAAGCCGATAATTCATCATTATTACTTAAAGGTTTTAAAAAGGTAGGAATTTTTTAATGGCAATTATAGTTATTCCAATTCGTTCCGATTTTCCGGCATACCAATTTCAAGCCGATCTCGAGGGAACAATTTACACTTTAGATTTTGGTTTTAATACAAGATCAAATCGTTGGTATATGTCAATTTTTGATTCTAGCGGAGAGATTTTACTAATTGGTGATATTCCAATTTTGGTAAACATACCCCTGGCCGATCAATACATCGACAAAAGATTGCCGTTAGGACGATTCATAGCAATTGACGAAACCGGAGAAAATAAAAATCCCGGAATTGATAATTTTGGAACTGATATAAAATTATTATATGAGGAAAGCGAATAATGAGTGTTGGGAATGTTTTATTCAACCGAAAAGCCACGTTGGCGATAGGCAAAAAAATTAAAGGCTCAAAGGGCCCGGTCGAGCCTATTGATGCGCGAGAGTTTAGAACAAGGCTAAAGTTTAAAATTGTAAAAGATGAAACCGGAGACGCTAACAAGTCGACAATTTCAATATTTAATATTTCCGAAGACTCTAAAACATTTCTCGAACAAGACGATCTAGTTGTTTTTTTTAATGCCGGTTATGGTGATAATGTTTCGAATGTTTTCTTTGGTGATTTGATAAGATTTAATGAGAAAAGAAATGGCCCGGACATATTAACAACTTTAGAAATTGGCGATGGCGAGGTTGCTCTAAGAGAATCAAACGTTCAAATAGGGCTTGGGCCAGGGGCCACAAATCATCAAGTTATAGATATAGCCGTCAAGGCGTTTAATGTTTCGAAATCATTTACTACGGACATACCTTTAATTAAATACCAAAATGGGTTTTCTTATTCCGGTTCTGCAAAAAAATTAATGATTGAGCAAATGAAAGCTGTAAAACTTACTTGGTCAATCCAAAGCGGCGAAATGCAAATTTTACAAAAACTGCAAACTGACGAACAAACCGCAATCGAGATTTCTCCGAAAACTGGTTTAATTGGTATGCCAACAAAAACAAAAGATGGCGTTGAATTTATAAGTCTTTTGAATGCAGGGTTAAGGCCAGGCCGATCCGTTGTCCTTAACTCAAAAAGATTTTTGGACGGCTCAGGCGCAAACGTAAAGCTTCAAAAAACAACCTTCGAAGGCGATACTCACGAAGGGAAATGGCAAGTTAAATGCGAAGGTCTTATTATAAAATGACAAGACAAAAGACACCTACATTAATAGAAACCATGGATGCGGTCGTTGATCGTCACTTGACGGAAATGCACGTCGCCTTAGCGGTTGAGGTTGTTAGTTACGACTATGATAAAAACATGGTTGTTGTTCAACCTGTTTTAAAAAGAAAATATAAAAATGAATCTAGCGCAGTAAAATTGCCGACAATCTCAAATGTTCCGGTCGCATTTCAAAGAATGGGAAAAGGTCATTTGAGAATTCCAGTTAGCAAGGGCGATACTGGCCAGATGATTATAAATGAAAGGTCGCTCGACGGGTGGCTTGCGTCTGGCGGAATTATTGACCCGAACGATACGAGAAAACACGCCTTAATAGATGGTGTTTTCTATCCCGGCCTAAACCCTAACAATAATCCAATCTCTAGTTCTGCGGCCCAAAGCTCGCTTGAATTAAAATTAAAAAATTCCTATTTTGAAATACTAGATAATGGTAAGTTTAAAATAACAAATGGAACCGAGGAACTTTTTGATTTGGTTATACAATTAGCGGATGAGGTTATTAATATCGCCGCAAATATTCAAACATCAACAACAAACACAACGTTTGGCCCAATGAAATGGAATGATTCGGCCGGCTATAGTGCATATGAGAGCGCGGTCGATGCGATAAAAACAAAACTAACAAGCATGAAGGGGTAATCTATGGGAATGGACGCGACAAGATTAGGTGAAAAACTTGCGACCGCAGTTACAAACGGAGCGCCGAGCGATGACTCTCCGGTTTCCGCGTCGGCACTAGAGGCGATTTGGATAGCTATAGCCCAAGAGATAATTACAGAAATAACAGGAAATGCAACCGTTCAAGTTGTTAGCGTCCAACCGGGCGCCGGAACTGCGGACGGAACGGTTACGGGGTAATATTATGACTCAATTAAAAATGGATGATAACGACGACATAGCTATCGAAAACAATAGCTTTGTTTTGACTGAAAATAATTCAGATGAAGAAATTCGTCAAAGATTAATTCAGAGGCTTAAGTTTTTCTTAGACGAATGGTTTCTTGATAAAACCGAGGGATTACCATATTTTCAAGCTATTTTTGTAAAAGGAACCTCTCCGGACATTATAGACGCAGCGTTTAAAGATAGAATAATTGGAACTAGGGGCGTCGTTACTCTTGACAGATTCGATCCAATTGAATACAGCGCGTCAACAAGAACGGCGAATGTTAGCTTTGACGTTACGACAATTAACAGCGAAACTTTAACCATAGACATCGAGGTTTAAAAATGGCTTTTGGATTAACTGCGGACGGATTTAAAATAAAACGTCTCGAAGACATTAAATTAGAAATTGAGCAATCGTATAAAAGTAAATATGGAGACGGAATAGATTTATCGGCGGAGTCTCCGGCCGGTCAAGACATCGCTATATATGCAGAACGTGAAAGTAAGTTATGGGAATTGGCGCAAGATAATTATAATTCTCAATATCCAATAACGTCCGAAGGTAAGCAATTAGATAATGTCGTTTCCCTTACCGGGACGACTAGGCGGGGCCCTGAATTCTCAAGAATAGAAAGCGGAGTTGCTAGGGGCGATGAAAACACCATCGTAACCGACGGAACCATTATTTCGGTCGACGGAAACCCTAACGCTCGATTTGTTGTTCAAGGAAATTACACGATTAACGTCGTTGATGGCGCTACGTTTAAAGTCGAAAATATTATTTTAATAGCCGAGACCGAAGGGCCAGTCCAAGCAATCGCCGACTCTTTAATAGTTATAGAAACGCCGATTTCTGGAATGGATTCATTTATAAACGACCTTGACGCCGAGCTTGGTTCCGAGACCGAAACCGACCCGGAACTAAAAGCAAGGCGAGACGGCGAACTTCAAATTGCCGGATCATGTACAATAGAGGCCATATTGTCAGAATTAAGAGCGCGAGAACTCGTCGAAGCTGTAATCGTTTTTCAAAATAAAAGCGCGATCGAAGACATTGACGGGCGACCGCCGAAATCGCTCGATATTGTTGTTTTGGGCGACGACGAACAAGACCTTGCCGACGCAATCTTTCTTGTCGCAGGCGGCGGAATAGAGACGATTGGCGATATAACAAAAACGGTCGTTGACTCTCAAGGTTTTAATCAAACAACAAAATTTTCAAGGCCAAGTTCGGTAAGTATTTGGATAGAAATGGACTTAACAGTTGATTCGAATTTTTACCCGGTCGATGGCGACGACCAAGTTGAGGCGGCATTGTTGGCCTATGGTGATTTACAAAGCGTTGGCCAGGACGTTGTTGTAAGAGGGTCGAACTCTCTCGAGTGCGCAATAAATGACATTCCGGGAATAACTGACGTTGTTACAAGAATAGGAAAAGCGGTTTCGCCGACGACGGATGATAATGTTATTATAGAACCAAGAGAAATTGCGGACTTTGATTCGTCAAGAACTACAATCGTAAGCAGTTAGGATTTTATGAGCGATATAATAAAAATTGATAACCACGTTGAACAAGGCCTAGATAGACGGCTTGAGCAATGGAAGGACAAACCAAACCTTGAGGGAAAGATAGTTGCCCACAATACGGGACTCCAAGAACTAGAGGACGTTTTTTTTGATTTATTAAACAAAAGGCTTGATTTAAGCCAGACCGAGGGCGAGCAACTAGACCAAGTTGGAACTATTGTCGGACAAGAAAGATTAAATTTTGATGATGATTTTTATAGAATTCTTTTACAGGCCAGAATAGGAATAAACGTTTCAAATGGCGAGCCGGAAAGAATAATTGATACTTTAAAATTGTTAACTTCGGCGAACTTTGTCCATTATATGAATTTAAATAATGCTGAAATCGCCGTTGGTTCTGACGGGATAATAAACCCGCTAACCGTGGAATTCTTAATTAATAATTTGCAGCGCGTAGTAATGGGCGGCGTTCGCGTAAATTATCTTTGCATTTATGATGGCGAAGATTCTTTTTCTATGGACGGGCCAAATCCAAAAACAATCGGAAAAGGTTTTGGTGATCTTTCCGACCCCGTAAATATTGGCGGAAAGTTTGGCGAGTGCTACAATATTAAAAATAAATTTAGCTTTGCAGGAAATAACACAAGCGACGACGGGTTTGGGGATATAAACGACCCTCTAGTTGGCGGAGTTTTTGAATAATTAAAAGGAGTTAGGATATGGTAAAACCAGTAAGTTTTATAGATTGGACGGACGGAAACCCCGATCAAGCTACGATTTCCGTCGAACCGTCGGCGGCAAAAAAAGAGGCCGGTTGGCTCCAAGATGAAAGGCCACCGCGTCAAACTATGAATTGGGTTTTCCAAAACGTTGATGAATGGATTAAGTATTTAGATTCTCAGGTTGACGCATTTGCTAACCAAGGGATTATTTACGATGCATTTGTTGGCGCCGGCGGAACCCACGCAGACATAAACGCTTTAATGGCGGACGGAGACATTGCAAATATTAAAAATGTTTTGGTTGTTTCTGCATTGGCCGTCGACACTACTCAGGAAATAGACCAAGACGGAATGAACTTTTATTTCAAAGCAGGCGCCGGAATTACTAAGAACGGGCCAACGGGCGCAGATATTGGCTTGCAAATTAACGCCGATCGAGTAAGAATTAAAGACGCGAGGTTTATCGGTTTTAATGATGTTGGTGTTGACGAAGCGTTAAAAATCCTAGCAACCAAGAAAAATAATTTAATTCATGGTTGTATGTTTAGCGATTGCGACACTCAAATAAATGACCTTGGAACTAATAACGTTTTAAATGCAAACATAGAAGAGGTGTAATAATGAAAAAAATTCTAATAAGTTTATTATTTTTTACCTTAACGCTCAGTGCGTTTGGGGAAATACCGGAAAGGTTACAATCTGATAATTTAACTTTTGGTCGTGGCGCAAACGCGGTCGACAAAGAGTTAATATTTGACGTTGGCGACGGCGCAAGTAATCCAAAACTATTGATTGATGAAACTTTGAAAATATTTAGTTTCAATAAAGACCTAGATAGTTCGGGTAATAACTTCACGTTTGGAGACGAAACAACGGCCGACAAGTTTATTAATTTTAATATCGGCGGCGAAGACGTTGGTTTTAAATATGACAATGCGAGCGGCGAGATTTTACAAAAAAAGAAAGTTGGCGATACTTATAAAAAATTAGGAACTGGCGCCGGTGGCGGTGGCGGAGAAAATTTTAATAATGCCTTTAATGAAGATCAAAACGCAGACGCAGAGGACGGAGTTCTTGGTTGGACGGAAACCGGCGGCGGAACTTTTACGGCCCCGACGAACACTCCAATAAATGGCCCGCTAGGAGAAAAGTCTTTTTCTTTTTCTTCGTCGGCGCAAAATGACGAGGTTTGTTCCGCTTTATTGGATTTCGATCAAAATATTCTTTATCAAAAATCTTGCGAGGCCAGCATTTTTTATAAAGGAAGTGATTTGAACTTAGACTTGCTGGTCGTGAATGGTGATAGCGAAATTTTAAACCCATTATTCGGATCGGCCAGCTCAGAGGGAAATAATAGATCGTTAAAAGCTCAAACAATAATGGAAAAACATACCGTTTCTTTTGCTTGTCCGACCGCCGCAGAAATTGGGGCGGATGCTGATAAGGGAGATATTAAACTTTGTGTTAAAAACGTTGGAGCAAGTACGGCCCCAACTATTGTTTGGGATAAATCTTATCAAGGGACTTTGCAGGGCCTTGTTGAGTCTGTTTTGCCGGATATTTCAAGCGCAAAAATATCATCAGCAGGTGCGGTAAACTCGTCAAGTGTTGATTTTTTACAGTCATGTAGCAATAGTGCAGGAAATTTTTCTTGCACATATAATACTGGTATATATTCGGTAACTCCAACGGTTCATGTTGTGACAAATGTTGATGATACCGATGCAAATAACCTTACAATAAGAGTTGAATCAATGACTTCATCTGGGTTTTCTGGGATCGTTGGTTATCAAGCGGGCGCAGACGCTACCTTTGTTAAGAACTCATACGCATTCGACGTTATAGTGACCAAGCAAGGTGCGGACGCAAAACAATCCGTTCAAGTTTATAAATCTATTCCTAAAGTTGCTGAAAATATAAATTCATTTACTGCAAGAATTAATGGGACAACAAATCAACCAATAAGCCAAAACACGCCGTGGGTTGAGGCCACATGTAGTAATCCGGCTGCCGGAACATATGTTTGCGATCATTTAAGCGCTGATATTTTTGGGGTTGAACCATCTTGTACATGCAACATGGATTCAGCGGTAGCAAACACAGTAAGTTGCTCAACAGTAGGTACTGCTAACGATTTTACAATTAGAACATCAGTTCTTGACACATTAACCGACGCAGATTTTGACATTCAATGTGACAAGCAAGAAGCAGATTTTAAAACACCAACGCAGCAACTTGTTATAGTCGGGCAAACCGTAAATAGTTACGCGGAGTCTAGCGGGAAAAATGCTCGAATTGAAAGCTGTACTGTTAATAATTCCGGGACTCCGACCGTAAGCGCAGAAAGTGGGCTATGTGAGCCGTGGGTTTTATCTTTGACCGATACTGCGCCCGGAGATTCAACAGTGACAACAAATGCTAATATTTTTTCAAAAGTGCCAGTTTGTACTTGCACCACCGATTCGGCCAATGTGCTTTGTAGGACGTCGGTTGCAAGTTCTAACGCAATAAGAGTTTATACTTACACAGCAACCACGGCCGCACTTGTCGATGCTGATTACTCAATTACATGTATGGGAGCGAGATAATGAAATTTTTAATACTATTTTTAATGAGTTTTAATTTGTGGGCCAGTTATTTGCCAGAATCAAAAATTGGACAAGACACAAGCGGGGTGGCGATTCATTCTAAAAAATCAAAATGCGAGGTTCAATATTCTGAGCCATGCATATCAATAAAAGAAATGGGCAATCATTCTTATTCAAAAGTTATTCAAAGCGAAACGCTTGAAAGTAATAATGAACCTTGCGTTCCTCTTGTTGATTGCGATGAAAAATATATTGCTTTAAATTGTGACGAAGGATGGTCGAAAAGTAGAGGCTTGTTAAGCGTTTATTGTTACAAGTACACGCCTAGGCATGTTGGGCATGACTTAGCATTAAAATCATCTTACGAAGCCTTAGAACAAGAAAAAGAAGACGCTAAGCAATTATTAAAAGATACATTTAAAAACAAAAAAGGCGTTGGATTTAGCAACATGACAAAAGAAGAGCAAGATTCTTTGATTGAATATTTAATAGATAAAGTTAATTAGATAGGATATTCCGTGTATAATAAAAGAATGAATGAAAATGAATTATCAGTTGTGGCGGCAAACGAAATAGAATGGCGCAAACTTATGTGGCGAAAACTAGAAAGGGTTGAAGAAAACCAGGCCACAACGGATAACAGAGTCGTAAAGCTCGAAGTAAAAAACGCGGTGTTTGGGTCTATTTTCGGATTTGTGTTCGGAATAATTGGCTCGTATATATTTAAATAAACAACTAACAAAGGAATTTAAAATGGAAAAAAAGCAAGACATTGACAAATTATTGAGGTTGGCCGGTTCTTTTAAAAGAACAATTAAAATTGGCGAAGATGTTATGGACGACAGTAAAGTGGACTTCAATGATATTGAACATTTGGGGCCCTTAGCAAAAGAAGTCAAGGAAATGGTTGCGCTTAAAAAACACTACAAAGAAATGATTGCCGAGGGGAAAGACATCGACCCTATCGAAGCCGTTCAATTGTTGCAAGCAATCTTAGGTTAATGAAAAAATTTTTGAAATTATTATTAAAAATAATTTTAGTCATAGGGGTCTGTTCGACCCCTATTTTTTCGGATGATATAAAAAAAATATTAACCATTTTAATTACAGGGGGTTTTTGATGTTTGAAATATTAGAGTTGATAACTATGGGCGCCAAACTTTTTGGTAGCGAAAGAACTTTATATTATTACAAAAAAGCCAAGCAACTTGAAAATAAAATAAACAGGGTTGTCGATTCTGAGTTTTATAAAAAAGATATGGAATCTAAAGGTAAGGCCGAAAGGGAGCTCCAAAGCGAAACCAATAAACTAAGATTAGAATTCGTTAGCGAGGCAAAGAAATTATGAAAAAAATATCGATATTATTACTTTTGTTTGTCATGGGTTGCGCCACCGGAATAAGCGGGCTTTTGAGATTTCAAGACAGAGAACTTTTAATTCATCCCGACAAGCCTGGCCTTGCATATCCGCACAACATTCAAGTTTGTGTTGAAAGGAGACGGGGGTTAAGGTGGTTAGGTAAAAAATGCCACGTAGAGCACAGGATTGATTTTTATGACTTAAATGATAAGCCAACAAGAGACAAGCTTAGAGCGGCGGTTTTTAGCTGTAAATCAGCATTAAGATTTAAATATTAATGAGAAATATAAACAAAGCCGTTGTTCACTGTACAGGGTCGGACGAGAAAAAAGATAGCTCATTCGAGAGAGTGAAATTACTACACACTGGAAATAAAAAAACTCCAATATCATGGGGAAAATATCAAACATTTTGTCGCGGTTGGTCTGATATTGGTTATAATTTTTTAATAATGAACGATGGCGAAATTTTACCAGGCCGGCCAATTCACAAAAAAGGCGCTCACTGCAAAGGTCACAACCATGACTCTATTGGCATTTGCTTGATCGGAAACAAAGAGTTTTCAAAAGAGCAGTTTGAATCTTATAAAAAGTTAAAAGAGGAGTTAAAGGTTGAGTTCGGATTAAAAGACTCAGGCTTTTACCCTCACAACCACTTTAATAAGAATAAGACTTGCCCTAATTTCGATTTAAATTCTTTATAAAACCGATAATTCGTGACAAAATGTAATAAGTACACAACTTAAAAAAAGAGGTTTAAAATGGCCAATCCGGGCGTAGAGACTACAATAAATTTTTCCGATAGCGAAGCATTTACTTTCGATGCTGAAAAAATAGAATTTGCCGAAGGGAAAGCAAAGCTAAAAAAGGTTTCTTATCCAAACGAGGCCGGTTATTATAATTTCAATACTGACGATGACCTTGACCCTATAAGGGGTGCGTACTCAATGACCCTAGTTGGAGTTCCAAGCAATACCGCGACGGTATCAGGCGGTAAATTAAATTTTGTTGATAGCAATCAATCAAGGGCGGTATTAAGTAAAGACATTTTAGACCCTACCAAAGGAACGATACATTTTAAATTTACTCCTAATTTTGCCGACACCACCTTAAAGCAATATATTTTTTCTGTATTTGATCCCACACTAACAAATCCAACATTAATAGAGTTATCCGCTCTCCACTCAGCGTTAGGCGGTGTTAATTTTTCTCTTATAGTAAAGGATTCATCTGGTAGTACTGTTTTCACACAAACAAAAAGAATAGACCCACTTGTTGCAGGACAAGAATACGATATGAAATTATGTTATGACTTTGTAGCGGGAAATTCGAGATTTTTTCTTGATGGTGTTCAAGGGTGGGAATCAAGCGCCACAGCAACCATGACGTTTGGTGCAAGTCATACTTTCCAAATTGGCGAAGCTAGGGTTCATATAGAAAACGCTGACTTTTCAATTGATGATTTACAAATCAGCAATATAGCAACCGAGTCGGACGATACTGGGTTTGCCGTCCCGGTTGCGGAGTTTAAAGATTATCCAAACGGCGATAGCAGTAATATTTTGTCCGACCTACCAATGTATATGTCCGATTTGATCGCCTTTGATTCTGCGGAAACGAAACTCGAACAGGACGAAATTAAATACCAAATGAAATATAGGGGCAATGCATATTATATTGTTGATAATGTTGCTACTATTTCAGATGGCTCTTATGCCCAAAGCAATACTCTTGCCGAGATACAAGCGTCTTTGGCGCTAGGTGAAATCGACATATCGCCAGACTCTCCGGTTCAAATGATTACACTGCTCCACGCGGACGATGGTTACTCTACGCCCGAAATAGAAAGTATGACTCTTGGATATGGTTTTTATTTTGAATCGTCAGAGATTCCGAAATGCGTGGTCTCCGGCACTGTTTTGGATAATAATGGCCTTCCAGTTTCCGGGGCAATCGTAGAGTTTGATTCCTTGGAAAATTATTTTTACGGGGAACATTTAATTGCAAAAAAAGCAGTATTTACGACGGACGATCTTGGTCAATTTTATGCTCAATTAATTGAAACGGAAACCACGGCAAAAACCGTTAACTGCAAAATATCTTATACAGAAAACGGAAAAACCGTTGTTGATATATATCCGAAATTAACAATCCCAAATCTTGCCAATGAAGAGTTTCAAAAAATAGTTGCCGATTCAAAATTGTAAAAATAAAAAAGGGCCAATTCTGGCCCTTGTAAAAACCTTTTAGTTTTCGAAAGTTATCCCGCCGATTGTCTCGGGTTCTTTTTCTTTTTTTCGTAACGATAATATATCAACCATTTTTTTAATTTCTTCGTTTTTGGATTTCTTAAATTGTCCGATACAATATTTTATTCGCCATTCATCGCCTTTGGTTTTCCAACCTTTTGGCATTTTCCCAGTTATCGGATTTTTCCAATTTTCAACGTAACTTTCATGCTCTTGATTCGCGACAATTTCATCTATCCTATTAATGACCGGTTCAACGTTGCATTGAATTTCTTCGGGCAATCTTTTTAAATCATCAACAAGCTCGCTTGTGGCCTCGGCTTTTGTTTTTACTTTAGGGATAGTTATTTTAAAGCTTGGTTTTCCGGCCGAAGTATATTTTTCCATACTTGGTTCGTCTGGGAATTGTTCAATTGAATCGACTATAATTCCGGGGTTTCCGCATTTTTTTAGCTCATTTAACCATAAGACAAACGCGTCAAACGCCGCCTTATAATCGACCTTTTCCGAACCGAAAACCTCTGTTAACTTAAAGCCCATGCAATCCATTTTATTGTGATTTCTTAGCGGGTGGTTATATATTTCATCTTTTGATTTTGACAATCTGTCTACTATGTCGCCAAGAATTTCATCGCTTGAGCTTTTTGCATCTTCTTTTAATTTTTTCTCTTCTTTTTTTAATAACTCATAACCTAAAACCATATTAACAAATGCTTCGTTTGTTATTGGCAAGACGTCAACCTTTTCGGCTTCTGGGCGAATTCCGTCTTGTACACTTTTCCAAAATTCAAACATTGCGGGAACGAGCGTTTTGTTAATATACTCTTCGATTGTTGAGTCTCTTAATATTTTTAAAGTGTAGGCCTCTTTCATGTTTTGGCCGTCGATGTCCTTTGTTTCAATTATTCCCGTTAAGTGAATCGCCTTAGCTCCTGACACAAAAAATTGTTGGCAAATTTGATCTAAATATTGGCGCGGGATTCTTTCGAAAAAACTTAGACTTTCGTTTTTCATTGCTTCGAATATTTCTTTTCCCATAAACTTACATTCCCAACCTTCGCAAACCTGAGAATTCCAACCATCTAGCGAGGCCCTTAAAAATTCAAAACTTGAGTGTGTAAAAGTTGCCGGTTTCCAAGTTAGCCCTGTACTGAATTCAAAACCTGGCCTGGCCCAAGCTTCAAACCTATGCCCCTTATCCTGTATAAACGTATTTTCTTGATCGTCCTCATTTATGGTTTTATTAAATTTTTCATCCCACAATTGTAGTTTAGTTTTAAATTTTGATTTGCCCATTATAATCGGCGCGTCACTTGCTCCGATACCCTCTAAGCGCCATTTGAGCCAATCTAGTGTATTTTGCGAATGTTCCATTTTTATCCTTTTGAAAAAGTTTTAAATTGATTTGACAAATTAATCATTAAGTTCGAATATGTCAATCACAAATTAATCATTAATTAATCAAAAGGAGAAAACAAATGAAGTCCAAAGTTAGAAAAAAGACCATTCACATCGTAAGACTTAATAGCTTTATAAAAAGAAACGGAAAGGTGGTTACGGCCTTAGCGCTAGGATTGAAAGAAACCAACGCAATCAATAATTGGATTTCAAGAAATCACGTTCCCGATATGCACAAAGAAAGTATTTTAGGTTTAAAAAAACAAGAGTCAATTTTAGTAAAATTTAAATAAGGAATTTTATGTCAGATTTAATCGAAGGTGTACAAAGAGAGCCGCTAGTAATTGTTGCTTATGGTGTTCCGGGTGTTGGTAAGTCAACATTTGCGGCCGGGTCTGAAAGCCCGATTTTCATTGGGCCAGAAAGGAACGGTTCTTTAAATGTGTCAAAGTTAAAAAGAACAATAAGCCACGATCAATTGTGCCAACAATTAAGAGATATATCGATTGGTAAGTATGATTCTAAAAATTTTAGGACTTGCGTTCTTGATTCTATTGATATGCACGAAAAAGATATTCACAAAGGGATCATGGATCGAGAAAAAGGTTCAACAATGGCCACCGCAATGAAAGGTTTCGGGAAAGCTTATAATTTTGCCGGAAATCAATTGCTAGAGGTTAGAACGCTTTTGGACGAAGTGAGAAACAAAAAAGAAATGGGCCTAATTGTTCTTGGTCATTCAATTGTTACGAAATTTACCGACCCAATGCTTGCGACCGATTACGATGTTTATGAAATGTGCTTGCACAAGACAAAAAGAATTGATTATAATTCTTTGTTCACAGATTGGGCCGATATGGTTTTGTTTTTAAATTGGAAAACATACAAAACCGAAGACGGAAACCACGCAGTTTCCATTGGTAAGAGGGAAATTTTAACCGAGTACAGACCGAGCCATTTAGCAAAGAATAGATTTAATTTGCCTTATTCGATTGAAATGTTGGACGATTCACAAGACTTAAAAATGGGTCGAAGACCGCAAACTTTTGGCATCTTACAAAACTATGTAAATGATTTTTACAATTCCGGCTCAATTGCAAATACATTTCAAAATGATTTTAACATTATAGTCCATGAGTGCAAACAAGGAATAAGCGAGATAAGAGACGAATCAATCAAGCCATTAATCGAAAAATCAATTAATGATATATGCACAAATGCTACAACAAACCCACAAAACACTTTAAATAATTTAATAATAATACGCGATAGAATAAAAGAAATCGTCGCAAACCAATAAGGAGAAAAAATGTTAAGTGAACTAGCTATGAAAATCGACGTTGAGAAAACCTCTTTTGAAGATGCTAAAACTTTAATCGAAGAAAAGATTGAGGACGAACTTTGTCGCGTAAAAGATCGCATAAAGACGGGCGGATTAAAAATCGAGGCGGGCCAGGTAGAAAGCGGATTAAAAAGCGCAAAAGACGAGGTTATTTCTAATTTAAAAAGCAAGTATGTTCAAAAAGAAATCAGAGACGCGCTTATCCCAATAGTTGAAAAGTTTGAACTAAAAAGTGTTGCTTGCGTTTTTTCTGACATTTCAAGCGTTGGCCTTGCCACCTATACGGATGACGAAATTGGCAAAATATCAAGAGTCGCATCAAGCGCATTATTAAAATCAACTCTAAATGAAGCTTTAGAGAGTATTCAATAAATAATAAGGAGAAAATTATGATTGGAAAGTTTTTAGGAAAAATTAAAGATTACGGAGTAAGTGAGAGTACGGCCGGAAACCCTCAAGTTTTCATTTCGTTTGAATTCGAACATGACGGGGCCTCGAAAACGATGTCTTGGTATGGTAGTTTTGCGGGCGGAGCGAAAGACATTACTTTAAAAACGTTGATTTATTGCGGTTTAATGCCACAATTTTACAATCAATTAGTTAACTTGAAGAACGGTATTGCTGCAAACATGCTTGATCTTAACAAGGTTCTTGAGTTAGATATTCAAGAGGAGCCAAGCTACAAAGACCCAAGCAAAATTGTTTCAAAAATTAATTGGGTTAATGATCCAAACTCAGCACCTCAAATTAAAAAAATTGACGAGGCTAAAAATGCTCAGTTCTTTGGAACTATGGGATTCGACGGCGACCTAATTAGATTGGCCACCGAAATGGGAATCTCTTTAAATAATGGAGCAAACGCAACAATGGGGGCTAATCAAAATATGCAGAATACGAACCCTCATAACCAACAAATGCAAAATCAAAATCAACAAATGAATACGCAGCAAAATCAAGGGCAAAATCAACAACAAAATTTTGACCAACAAGCGAATAATCAGCAAATGAATACGCAGCAAAATCAACAAATGAATAATCAACAAATGAACAACCAACAAACTCAAGGTCAAAACACAAATGGAACGTTTAAAGCCCCATTTTAAAATTGTAATTGACTTAGAAACAAGCGGTTCTTGCCCCATTAAAAACGGGGTAATTTCCGCTTGTGTTTTAATCATAAATGAATTCGACGTCGTTGTAGACGAAATGGTTTGGTATATTTGCCCGCCGGATCATACTCGATACAATTGGAGCGAAGAGGCCCAAGGCATTCACGGAATGACCTTCGAGCAAGTTTCCGGCTTTATTCCAAACGATCAATTCTGCTATGAGCTTTTATGTTTTTTAGGAAAATATAAACAATATGGGCCGCTAGAATTAATTTGCCATGCCTCGCCGAATGGTTGGTTTGATGGCAAAGAGTGGAAAATAGTCAAATGGTTCGATTACATGTTTTTGGAGTGGTGTTTTAGGAAAGCAAAGTTTTCGAATGGCTCGGAAATGGTTTGGACAATGTACAAGGTTTTGTGTCCATTAAAATTAATAAGCACCGTAAAAATGGGACGCGACGCCGGATACAAGGGAAACAAATTAAACCAATGGGCCGAAAGATTAAATTTAAATCTCGATCATCACGAAGTTAGGAGCGACACTTATGTTTGCTTTGAAACTTATAAATATTTAAAGGCAAGAAATGGAACAATCAAAACAGATAATAAAACAGGAAAAAAAGTATCGGTCGGGACTCTTATTTAAGAGAGCTTTTTAATGGCCTTCGCTCTCAGGGATTACCAACAACATGGAAAGGGTTTAATTTCCAGTGAATTTGCCAAAGGCAACACTAGAGTAATGCTATGGGCGCAAACCGGCTCGGGAAAAGGTCTTTGGATGGCCGACTTTGTCAGAGAGGCGACCGAAAAAGGAATGAAAGTTTTATCCGTTATGAAGCGGAGAGAAATTATATTCCAAACAATCAAAAATTATAAAAAATATTACGGAATAGAATCAAACCCGATAATGGGAAATCTTAAAGGTCATGGCGGGCACTTAAGCACGGTCGCAAGTATAGACACTTTAAGAAATAGAATAAAAAATGGAAAATATGACCATCTAAGGGACGTTGATTTAGTAATAATCGACGAATGCCACGACCTGACAAGTTCGTCTTATAAGCGTTTGATTTGGTTTCTTGAAGGCTACAACTTAAACGAATACGACGAAAAAGAATTTGAAAAACAAAAGCAATATTTTAAAAAAATATATATAGGCCTAACCGCAACGCCGTTTAGGGTTGGAAAACAGACGCATACTTTTTGGCAATCCGTAGTTAAACCGATTGAAGCGCACGAATTAAGGGATCGAGGCTACCTAGTCCCGGTCAAGGTTTACGCACCTAAAAAAATAGACACGACCGGGCTAAGAATTACGGGCCAGGACTTTAACCAAAAAGAATTATTCGAAAGGGTTTCGAAATTACAAGTAATTGGTGACGTCGTGGAAACATATAAAAAATACGGAATGAATAAAGCCGCTATTTGTTTTTGTGTTAACCAGGCCCATTCGAAAATCATGGCCCAGGCCTTCAGAAACGCCGGTATTTCGGCGATTCATTGCGATGCCGATCATTCGCAAGAGGAAAGAGACGAAGCTTTAAACGGCTCAAAAAGCGGGAAATATAAAATAGTTGTAAATTGTAATATTTTCAGCACCGGAGTAGACGCCCCTTGGGTCGAGGTTGAAATCTCGGCCAGGCCAAGCGATTCGGAAAACTTGGTTTTACAGCAATGGGGCCGAGTATTAAGACCTTACAAGGTTTGCGCAAACTGCGGAACAGAATACGGCGGAGACGATTCTTGTTATGTCTGTAAATCAACATTGACAAGCTACGTTAAAAGCCATGCAATTATTTTAGACCATGCAAATAATACTAACCGTTGGGGCCTTCCTTACGATATAAGACAACCCGAACTAGAGCCAATTGACTCCGCAAGGAAAAATAGAATACTAGGGATAGGTGTTAAAACTTGCCCTAAATGTTTCGCCGTTGTTCACAATAATGAGAGAAATTGTATTTGCGGATATGATTTCGTTTTTGGTGCAGAACAAAAAGGCGAGGAACAAATTATTCATACGGGCGGAGAGTTGCACGAAATAGATGCTCAATTTTTAAAGGAACAGAATTACCAAAAAATAAAACAAAAATATAACACTTATAAGAGGCTTGAAATGCTGAGGCATTGGGGGCCAAATGCTAAGTTTTTTAAATTATACGAAGACTTTGGGGAAATTCTTTTTAATTATTCGTCTGAGTTTGGAATTTCAAGACAGTTAAAAAAGAAGTTACAAGAAAATGAATTAAATAAAGGAATAAAGGGTTTTATGGACGATGTGTCTAACTCTGAAATTAATACAAAAGTGATAACATGATTGAAAGTTTTATGATTTTAATGGACGAGGACGATTTCTTTTTTGTCTTAGTTTTTTTTGCGATTTTTATTTCAGTTTATTTTTTTAATTGGGTGGTGAGAAGATGAAATATTTAGTTATTTATATAATTATAATTTTAATAGTATCGATGTTTTTTAAGGGGGCAAAGTCATGAAGTATTTTAGCACGTTTACAGGAATAGGCGGGTTCGAGCTTGCAATTCATGACACTTTAAAAGATGCAAAATGCGTCGGTTATTCTGAAATCGATAAATTTGCAATCGAAACCTATGAAAAGAATTTCCCAAGTCATAAGGGAAAGAATTTTGGCGATATTGAAAGGCTTGTTTTTGATGTGGACAAGAAAGGAAATTTTACAGTAAACGAAGCAAGGGTTAAAAGTTTGCCAAATTTTGACTTGCTCGTTGGTGGCTCTAGTTGTCAAGACTTAAGCATTGCGAAAGGCAATCGCCAAGGTCTGGCCGGAACAAAATCAAGGGTGTTTTTTGCTTATCTTGAAATTTTAAGAATTAAAAAACCTAAATATTTTATTCTTGAAAATGTCGCCAGTATGTCAAAAGAAAATAAAAATAAAATTACGGAGCTTATTGGTGTTGACCCGGAATTGATAAGCTCAGATAAGTTTACACCACAAAAAAGACGTCGCTTATATTGGTTTAATTGGGACTTGTCAGAACTGCCAAAAGAAGATGGCCCTCGCTGGCCTGGACTTGTCGCGTGGTCGTCTAGCAATGATTATAATAAAGATGGCACTCATGACAAAAAAAGAGAGCGAGAGACAAGGGACGGGCGAGCTAACACATTAACAACCGGCCGAGGTTGTGGGTCTTATTCTAGTAAAAATTTTGTTGATGTTTTTAATGCGCCATTTGGAGAAAATGAAAAGAGAATTTTAAACCCAATAGAGTGCGAACAATTACAAGGCTTCCCGATAAATTGGACTATTGGCGTCTCGGACACTCAACGCTATAAGCAATTAGGAAACGCCGTAAATGTTCCAACTATCAAGCATATATTTAAAAGATTTAACAATCAAATAAAAATGGATTTATAAAATGGATACTTGGATTTTAGTTGCTATAACTTTTTGGTTAATAGTTATAGAGGGCAAACTTGGAAAAATATTAGAAGAATTAAGGCGGAATAAATGAATAATTATCATAACCATCAAGAATTAATTAAAAGATTCAAACTCCTGGCCACAAGAGAGTTACCGCAAATGCGAATTTTTGATCGAACCGTCGGGCTTTTTTATGCCAAAAGAATTAACGGCGGAATAATCGATTACACTCCGATTTCTATTAACAAAAAAGGAATGGCGGACGCTTACGCCCTTTATAATGCCGGCCAATATGGGTTAATTCATATTGAAATAGAATTCAAAACAGGAAAGGCCGTCCAAAATGAAGACCAAAAAATTTGGGAAAACTTCATTAATAATATGAATGGTTTTTATTTATTAATCAGAGACGAAAAGCAAGGCATAAAAAACATAAAAGATTTTTTACTAGCAAAAGGGTATTCAAATGGGAATTGGAGATAGAATTTTAGAATTTTTTAATTTTTGTTTTATCAATAATCTCGAACACGGAATTTGTTATTTTGAAAACGAATACCACGTTACGGTTTCGAGGGATGGAAAAATTTATTCGTATGGCCAGCAAAAAACTTTAACTGCGGCAATGGATGAATGCGGACAAGGTTTAGCGAAAGGGGGTTTTTAAATGAAAGAAATAAAAGAAAAATTTATAATGAATGGGACTTATGCCTATATAGGTGAATCAATTCTTGGAAAAGGAAATAGATATTTAGTCCAAAGAATATTAAAAATGAAAAATCCACAAACTAGAAAGTGGGAAAAAGCTGTTTTATATACCGATCGCAAAGCGGATAATTTTTATGTGAGAGAAATAGGCGAATTTAAAAGAAAATTTAAATTAATAGAATAAAAAGACCTCTCCGGCAAAAGAGAGGCCTAAACCTCAAAACTTTTTGCAATTAAGCAAAAAATGGAATAGTATTTTTTACCTCAAGATTTTTTAAAAGGCAAAATATAAATGGATTTAACTTTCTTAAACAAATTAAACGATGAAATAAGCGAACATTTTGGCCTCGTCTCTCCGGTTTCCGACATAGTAGCAAATGGAGCGGTTCATAGGTTTGACTCGACAAAAACAGGCGACAAAGCGGTTTGGGTTTGTATTCATGAAAATGAATTCAAGGGCAATATGTATTATAATGCCGTCTATGGGTCTTGGCGCCAAGGTGTTCAATACACTTGCACAAGTTACGACAAGGACGCTCAAACTCAATCTAAGGAGTTTAGGCAATCAATAAAAAAGCAAATGGAAACAACCAAGGAAAATCTCGAACGAGAAAAACAAGAAAAATATAAAGCTTGTCGTGAAAAGTGGACTCCTTACTACTATGGTTTAATTGCAAACTCTCCGATCCATGATTATTTGAAAAACAAAAAAATAAGCTCAAATTTTCACGCAAGAATCGACAAATATAATGTTTTAATTGTTCCGGCCTGGAATTCGGACGGCTTACTTGTTGGAGCTCAAAGAATTTTTCTTGATCCCGAGACTAATAAGTTTGAAAAAAGATATACCTACGGCATAGAAAAGCAGGGCTCATTTTGCCCTTTTGGCGACGTCAGAAACGCAGAGTTTGTTTATATATGCGAAGGCTTTGCAACTGCGGCCTCTGTTTATATGGGCTTTAAGAATCAAAAAAACGTTGCCGTCGTTTCCGTTTGGGATACTTCGAATTTGCTCGCCGGAGCTCAGGCCGTCAGAAGAATGAACCCAAACTCCTATTTAATATTTGCCGCAGACAAGGACATAAATTCTGACCCAAAATGGCATAATATTGGTGAGAGGAAAGCAAAGTACGCATCAAATAAACTAAGTAATTCAATAGTAAGAACCGTTAAATTCAACGGAACAAATGACAAGTGGTCGGACTATAACGATTTACATCAATTCGAAGGTCTTGACAAAGTTATCGCTCAGCTACACGCCGACGAATCCGAGTTTGTCGAGATTATTCCGCTTGGCTTTGATGATGATAAATATTATTATTTTTCTAGTAGTAAAAAACAAATTCTTAAATATAGTTCAAGCGATCACAATCCCACAAAAATGACCCTAGATGCTCCGGCAAAATATTGGGGCGACCGATACGGATACGTTAAAAATAAAGAGGGCGAAAACACATTAAACCCAAACTGGAAAGTTGTTATCGAAAAACTCGGGGTCGAATCGTCAAAGTGTGGAATGTTTAATCATTCAAAAATAAGAGGAATAGGGGCCTGGGAGCACAAAAAAGACATTCTCGTAAATATAGGCGACAAACTTTATTATAAAAATGAATTATTCCCATTATTTAATAACGGTATTGATTCGGAATTTTTTTATCAATCTGGCGAGTCAATAGCGGTTGATTTTAGCAGGCCTCTTGGAAATTCTGATATGCTTAAGTTTGTCGAAGCGTTTCAAATGCTTAAGTATAAAAACCCTAGTGATTATATAATTGCTTTAGGTTGGATTTTTTCGGCCCAAATATTTGCGGCATTGCCTTGGCGTCCACATATATGGTTTACAGGGCCAAGGGGTTCGGGAAAGTCTACGGTTTTAAATTATATTAATGACGCAATATTTTCGTCCCTTCTAACTCAAGACTCTACGGCGTCCGGGATTAGACAAGAAATAAAAAACGATGCTATTTGTGTCGTTTCGGATGAGGCGGAGCCAAACACCGAAAAAGATAGGGCCAAATTAAATGAGGTTTTACTTTTGGCGCGTCAATCAAGTACTCGCTCAAACTCTAGGACTTTAAGGGGTTCAGCATCCGGAAAATCGGTTTCATATAACACTAACACTTGCTTTTGTATGGGCTCAATTCAGCTATCAAGTATGGGCGGAGCGGATACGTCGAGGTTTTTTGTTATTGAAATGGAGCATTTAAAAAACCAAACACACGAAGAGTTTGTTAGGATCGAAAACTCTATGGCCGAAATAAAAGATTTATCGAGCGGTCTTTTTGTTCGCGCTGTAAATATGTATCAAAACCATATAACAAATATTGAGCTCGCCAAAAAGGTTATAAAAGAAAAGAGAATCGAGGCGAGACAAGCGGATCAATTGGCGCCTATAATCGCCGGCTATTGGGCGTTTTTTAGCGTCGATTTAATGGACGAGCAATTCGTTCTAAATACTATTAAAGAGCTTGATTTCGAGCATTCTGTCTATGCAGAGGCCAACGAAATAAACGATTCGGAAAAATGTCTTGATGATATTTTTGGCCTTCAAATTCCTGGCCGGGCCATTACGGTCGGGCAAATGGTTTCTCGCTATCCTTACGAGACAAATGGGGCCGCAAAAGATGAATACGATAACATGTTAGGACTTATCGGCTTGAAGTATTTAGAGCAAGAAAAATCCATATTTGTTTCTGCTAGATCGTCTGCTCTCAAAAACCAAATGGAAAGGTTTTCCGATTTCTCGGATTATTCAAACGTTTTAAAGCGTCATGATAATTTTATTGAAAACAGACGACTAAGAGTTGATGGTTCTCAGAGAAAGGGGTTAATAATTAGGGTCAATTAAGACCCTAATTTTTTATTTTTATTTAACTCATATTTCTTAATTGCTTCGATGTGCTTATCAATCAACTCTAGCGATCCGTTATCCATATCTAGTTCGTCACTCAAATCAATTTTCGCCTCTGCGTATGCAATCAAGTTCATCATTCCATTTTTGGTTTGTTCTAAATCTTTAATTTTGCCGTCTTCAATTGCGCAAGATGCAACCGCTAACTCTTTTTTCATTCTTTCAAGCTTGGCCTCAAGACATAGTTTTTGGGTTAAAACAATCTCGTAAACTTGTGCTAGTGCCTCTTTTGATAATCCGCTTGTGTTAAATTCTCTCATAATTTAGCTCCTTATTTTTTGTTAATTTTAATAAAAGTTGTCTCACAATGTAAACAATTAAACCAATATGCTCGCTTTTCGTTAAGTTCGTTTTCGCCTATATACTCGGCATCTTTTTCAAATAATATTCTTTTACAATTGCACACTCTTGGGAAAACTTTGTTTTTTATTTTTTCCGACAAAGGACTGACGCCATCTTTTGTTTTCATATTATTTCTCCTTTTTGTAGATTGTAGGCTCTATTTGGCAAAGATTTATTTTGTTTTCTACTTCATAGCAAGCGCAAGTAAAACTAACTCTTTGGTCGCGCCTCGGAATCTTGGCCTCGTTTACGGTCATTTCATTTTTAACAAATTTAAGCTCTGTTTTATACTCTCGGATTTCGCCATAAATTGCGCAAGTTGGCGATTCATATTTTAAATAAGTCCCGTAAATGGTGGCCAACATATAAAAGACCGCCAACGCCCAAAAAGTTAATTTAAAAATCTTTTTCATAACTCGCCTTTTATGACCATGTTTATAATTCTGGTTATCCCGTAAAGCGATTTCTCTAATTTTAGAATCATCGCAAATGGCAATATGAGCATTATCATTATTAATAAAATTATTCTTGATATAAAATTCATTTAATCACTCCCTTTTATTTGCTCTTTTTTACCTAAATAATAACCCAACCTAACGCCTATTAAATGGTTTATATCCTTGCAATAATCTTTTAAATATTTTTCTGTTAATTCGTCAAGTTCCTTTAAAAATTGATCCATAGTTAATTTTTCTTTTAACTTTTCCGAACTATTCGGAACCATATTTTCAATTGAAAAGCCGCCGGCTTGGGCTAAACAAGTTAGCCTTTCAAGTAGATCGACAACTTGTTTAATTGTGTACGGTGTCGTATTTGCCAAATTAATAATGTGGGTTCCGATTTCTTGTTTAATTTTAAATAGCTCTAAATTTCCATTATTTTTTAATCGTGTCATAATTAAATTTCCCCTCTATTTTTCAGATTCATATAAAATTCAAATGCGTCTTTATTGCACCTAACCGCCCCGCGACGCCAATTAATTACCTTTAAGCCTTCGTATGTTTTGGCCCTCGATAACGCGACGTATGCCATTCCCTCGGCAAAGCAACGTACTAAGTCGACTTGCAAGTAGTCCAACGTCATGCCTTGAGATTTATGGACAGTTATGGCCCAACCGAGTTTAACTGGGAACTGTTCTAGCCTGGCCAAGACCTTAATTTTATCATTAACTTTTTTCTCGACTCGCCATTCATAAATTGGAATTATTGCGCGTTCGCCGGAATCAAATAATTTAACGATCACAGCATCCTTTTCCTCTTCGAATAATCCGGAACCGACACTTGCCTTGCACATTCCCAAATACTCGCCCATAGAGCCGTTTACGAACTGATAGTCGGGGCTATTGACTAAGATCATGACTTGAGCTCCGATCTTTAATTCTAGCATTTCCATGGCCGGAGAATCCCTCTTGATTTGGTCTTTTAACTTTTGAGTATCGCCGAAAATCTTGGCCTTATATGTCTCTAGTTCTGCGTCTATTTTATTCAATCGTTTTTCGTTTACTCGATTAACTTCGACGTTTGTACTCAATAAATTTACGGGCTCTATTCCATCTGGAAATTTATGCTTATAAGTATTAAAAAAATACTCGTCGACCGCATCGTTGACAACTCCGGCCCTCAACATATTTAAGGCCATACAAAATTTATTGTCGTCTTGGCGCTTGATTTCTTTTAAATAGATTATCTCGAAATTTAGATCACGAAAAACATCGGATTGAAACGACCACGGCCTTGGTAGTTCTTTCTTTTCTTCTGGTTTCACAATCGGCGGTAACTGCATAAAGTCGCCGGAGAATATGACTTGAATTCCGCCAAAAGTCTTATCGTTTCCGTGTACATATTTCAATAGCTCGTCGATCAATTCCAACAAATCCGATCTCAGCATTGAAACCTCATCTATTATTAATATATCAATTGCTTGAATTTCCCAACGAGTGGTTTTCACAAATTTAAAACTTTGCGTTAATGTACTTAGGTCGGATTTATTTTTTGCAAACCCAATCCCCATACAACGGTGCAAAGTTTCGCCAAAATCGAATTGCAAGCTGGCCATTCCCGTTAAGGCGGTTCTTGCAACATTAAGATTTTGATCGTCGGCCCATTCGATTACTTTTCTAAGGTTATATGATTTTCCAACACCGGCGCCGCCAGTTATCAAGAGATTTTTGCCGTCCTCTAGTGCGGGAATTATTCGCTCGATTGGTTCCATTAAAGCGCCTTTTTGGAAAGACTGTCCGCCCAAAGCATGAACGTAACGCCTATAAAAATCCTAGCGTCGTCAATTATAAAAATGCCTGTAGTTGCCAAAATTGCTACTAAGAAATATTTTAATATTTCTTTTCTTTCCATTACAGATACCTCTTTTTAAATTGTTTCAAACTTAATGTTTCCCGATTTTGAGTCCGGCAAATATCAACATATTCATCGTATATAATAAACGGATTAACTATACCCCTATAGTCCGGAATTGCAACCGACATTTCCATCCTGGCCCGCATTCCATATAAATGTCTATTAAATATCTCGCGGTCGAAATGGGGCTCAATTGCCATTGTTTTGGGCATGTTTTCAAATATTGTCGTTTGCCATAAATCCGGCTTAAATTTGCCAAAAACTTCGGCGAATCTCAAAAGACTTGTTTTCATTTCCTCGATGTTAATTTCGGGTAATTCACTATTTGCAGCAATTGAATACGTTTTGTTTCCCATTTTTTGCCTTAATTTTGAGGTTAAATAAATTGCAAATTATTGCGTAAAAATTGCGAATTATTGCGAATTTTCTGCCAATTTATTCTTCACAGTTGTTTCGATCGATTCCAAGTCAACAACGTCGGAATTCTCTAAAAACCTTTCTAGCATGTAAATCATGAAGTCAACTTGCTCGGATTGGCCCAATAAATCAAAAAGATTCGACTTTCTTAGGATTGCGTTCTCGATATTCTTTAAACGATCGGCGACGACGGTAATATTTAAACTTTTTTTAGGTAGCTTTGTTCTCTTTTTCTTGAAGCTTATAATCTCATTTGTCATATCCATGCTTAATTTCCTTGTATGAATGTTTCTATTTGTTTAAGAATATTAATTTATCTACGCATTTGTGTCAATTGATTTATAAATGAATTGAATTATTTTCACGTTTACATCATAAATAAGCGGGGCCGAGCATATATATCTCTGCGTGAGAACTTGCTAGGACTATAGGTAAGCTCATGAAATCATTCGGGAATTACCCCTCTGTGCCCCGAGTCCTATATATATATAACTTAATGGAAATATTATTATTATTAGAGGGGTCTTTCTCCATAGAGTTATATATCCGGAAAATAGGGACTCAGGGGCACACATTTATACAAACCCCTTGATATCATTCGATTTAACGCGTGCCCCAACGTGAGTCCCGTGAGTCCCTGCTATGCGTAAACGTAACGATATCATATGGTTAATAGGGACTCACGTGTTGCGTTGTGAATAATAGGATCATTCGATTAGTATGGTTGTGTGAACAGACGTATGGGATGGCGAACGATTGTATGATGAGCCTAACAAGTGTTCGGTATGCCAAACAAAACAAAAGCGGGACGGTCAAGTAATATTTATAATTCGCTTGACAGGATTTTGATTGTGTATTAATTTGATCCCGTTAAGACGTTCGATTAATTGGTTAAGGAAAAACCACCCCGAATTAATTTTCGGTCTGAGAAATAAACGTCAGTCTTACAAGTACCGGGTCGAACGGTAATCTTGTCGCCAGTAGCTAGGTCGTAAAGGGGGTTCCAGATTATGTCTCCTCAAAGCTATAAATGATAATCCAAAAGACTTGCGAGGGTCTTTATTTTTGTTTGTCGTTCTTTGATATGCAAAAAAACGACACCTTTTTACTTGAAACCTGTTTTAGTTCAGAGTGTTCTTTTGAGGGTAATCAAAAAAGCGGAAAAAAACTTAACAAGATTCTGGTAACTGCACCGTGGAATTTTTTATTGTTTATGAGCTCTAAAAAATTGACGACAAAGCTACCAGAATTTTTTTATGTTTAAATTGCTAGGAAAGTAACCGATTCCGGAGTTGGCCAAACCTAGCAATTTAAGCACCATTAATTTGATTCATTTTTTAGCGTTTTGCGAAAACGCTACTTTCATACTGTTTGACTGGTTTGTGAAAGGGCCACGAGGACTTTAGGGTTGAGACGGATAGCTCACTGGTCATGACCGAGCAAAACGAAGCAAAGGCCCAAAAACGGCACTGATAATGCTAGAGATTGGTTATATCTAGGTAAACGATTAACCCTATGACAACAAACAACGGTTATCAGTGTAGCAAAAGAGAGTTTAGGTTTGGGGATGATCTTGAAGCTTTTTGGTAAAAGCAATCATTAGCTAAGTGAGAGATTGGCGTTTTCGATTTTCGCCCAAGGTATCAAATCTAAACTCTCTTTTTTTCTTATTATGTCCGACCGATCCTTTTAACAATTAACGAATGTCAGTGTGTGTAATACTTTTTCGAGGGTCGGCCGGGCACCATTTGACAAGCCATATAATCCATTAAATAATTCATTTGTGTGTGTGTTGAAATTTGCCTATGCGAATTTCTCCTTATGTCTCTCAGAAAGGCCCAGAATCCGTATTTCTTGGGCCTTTTTTATTTCCGAATACATTTTACTTGGTTTTAGTTTTGGGGTTGCTAGGGGGCGGGCTTGGGCGTATAAGGTCGGATAAAACGGGGGTTGCATGACAAAAGAAGAATTAATAAACCTTATTGATGGAATGGGCTGTGATTGGTTCAAGGTTGATATTAAATTGCAATCACCACCTAGAATTACCGAGACTGTAGACATTCGTCGAGGGCCAATCTACCCGCCGCAACCCTTTACGTCGAAAACAATTGTAGGTGTGGAAAGTTTTGAATTTAATGTTAGCGGATATGTAAACCAACAAAAAGGATAAACAAAAATGTACGTTGAAAAAATAACAAAAGAAGTAATTAAAGATTTTAAAGAACG